ACGCTGGAACCGATTACGAGCTACTCCGACTCGACGGCGGTATCGCGGCGAGTGACGAGACTACGGCTCTTACAGCATCGACTTCAGTCGCCAAAGCCTCATTCCACGCGCAGCGAGCGGGATTGATCGAAGAGGTACTGGTCGGACTTACCGCAGCTCCAACAGGGAGCATTTTTACCGGAGACGTCCACCTGAACGGCACAACAATATTTTCGACCAAACCGACTATCGACGCCACGGAAAAAACGTCGGTAACGGCGGCAACAGCGGCAGTCCTCACAACCTCGCCGACTGTAGTCGCAAAGGGCGATCTCATAGAGCTTTTTGCCGATGGGGTCGGCTCAACAATTACAGGGGCCGGACTCAAGTTTTACTTCAACTATATAAAATAAAAAATCATGATAGATTATCCAGTAGATACAGAATCAACAAAAGGGCGGTGGATGCTCTATGACACGACCACGGAAGCCGAACCCGTTAGGATGAGCGGAACAGGCAATTGGCCCGTTGGCGACGGTGGCCCGATCCAAGGACTCGCCGAAAACCTCGTTCCGTTGCTCAAGGTGACAGACGATCAGCCTTTGGTTGATGACGCAATGGCCCGACTCGTAGGCACTCCGGCAATCGACGTTTCGGCAAACGAGATCCGCACTACTTGGGCGATCGTCTCTCGATCATTGCAGGAAAAACAGGATGTTGTCGCCAATCTTGAATACGAAGAGGCGAACAAGCATTTCGACATCCAAAGAGAGGCGCTCGAAACCCGTATTGTGGTGGCGGCTTTACTTCGGACGGTCAAAAACCTGAACGTGCCTGGAGCCTTGCAGACATTTGCAGACAACTATTTAGCCAAGGCTACTAAGATCTACAAAAACCGTCAGAAAATCCAAGCGGTCTTGGATCAAGTCGAAGCTGGCGAAAACGTTGACCTCGATGCGCTCGTATTCGAGCCGACCGATGACTAATAACCTACACAGCGATCCAAGCGTGATTATAAATCCATACAGATTTGCGGCAGCGGGTGGCGGCTCACCGATATTAGATGATATTTCGGGATCTGCTGACTTTGCATTTTCGGTGAGTCGATATTTGGCTACGGCGTTTATCGGATCTTCGGTTGTGAAACTGCGAGAGGATGCAACTGATACGACTATACAGTTTAAGCTAGATGGCGGCTCGTTAGTCACAAATGACGCAAACGAATACAGCGTTGCTACGTGGCTATCTAATAACTCGGCTTCTGCCGCATATGTGGAAAGGTGGTACGATCAATCAGGCAACGCTCGCGATGTTCAGCAAACCATACTTGCCGATCAACCGATTTTTGTTGCCAGTTGGTCAAACGGGCATCCTTCAATAAAAGGTGTGCTAACCGTCAGTAACGATGCCAGGTTAATTACTGTTTCGTCTTTTACGGCTTCAAAGACGGCTGGGATAAGCGCCTATATCGTGGCGGAATTTGATGGGTCAAACAGTGGGGGACTATTCGGCGATCCTAACTCTACTACTTTGGGGTTTAAGCAGGAAGGGTTAAAGGCTGAATACTTTGCTGACACTGGATCTGCTGTATCCACGACAAGCGATTTATCCGCAGTGCCTCACAGCATTTCGTTCGAAAGTGCCGCAGGATCTGGTTCGCAAACTGCAACCATTCGTGTGGACGGCGTCCAAGACGCAAGCGCATCGCTAAGTAGCGACGCACGTTCGGGGACTTGGGTGATGTTTCACAGAAGGGCAGGAGGCTCAAACACTTCGGGTCGGTGGAACGGCTGGATGGGGGAAATGATCTTTTCAAATTCTTCATTTAGCACAACCGACAGGGACCTAATCGAAGCATCTCAAAAGCTACAGTTTAATCTTCCGTAATGAAACACCTAGTAACAATCGCGGCGGTACTCTTCGCCCTTACTGTAAACGCGGCAACGCTCACGCTGACATGGTCGGATAATAGTACTAATGAGGACGCATTTCAAATCGAGCGTTCAATCGGCGACGACCAGAGCTTTGCCTTGCTCGCAACGGTCCCGCTCGACGTGACGACCTACACGGACGCCGAAGCCATCGCGGGATTTCCCAACTTTTACCGCGTGAGAGCGATTAACGAGTATGGAGAATCGGGATACACGAACACCTCATCCGCGACTCCCGTTGACGACTCGCTCAGAGACAGTCCAAACAGCCTCATCATCGAGATCCAGACAAAACCCAAAACGCGCACAATCACTATCGACCAGGACGGCAACGTCACGGTGGAGGAAATCAGCCAATGAAAAAGATAATCCTAGCAATATCTCTCGCAGCCCTGCTATCGGGATGTGCGACTACTAAAGTCGATTCGCTTTCAGTAGCCAATCGCTCAGTAAAATTTTCAATCCTGAATGTGATCGTATTCGAGAAAACAACCGAGGGCCTTGAGGTCGGTGGGGCGGAGATCATCGAAGAATGAAACGATTCCCGCTAGAATTGTTCGTCAAGCTTCGGTCGGTAAATTACCAAGACAAGCCTTGCGAGCTGACCGAGGATTTCGAGTACATATCGAATGCGGGCGAAACTATTCGCGCATTGAAAGGCTACCGTTCGGACTTTGCATCGATCCCTCGCTTTTTCTGGCGCATCTTCCCACCGATGGGTCGTTACACCTACGCGGCAATAATCCATGACTGGTTATGCGATCAACAGGACAACGACTACAAGCACGCCGCCGGAATCTTTCTGGAGTGCATGGAGCACCTAAACGTTCCCAAGATCAAACGGCTTTCCATGCATCGAGCTGTCCTCTGGTTTGGTCCTAAATTTTAATCTGCTCTATGTTACCGATAATTCCAAATTCTACCATCGCAATCAACCAACTGAGCGCCTGGTCCTTTGCGGCTGCTGCGCCGACCGTTATCTTGTCAGATGAGATATTCAACGTTTTCGATCGCTACGGGGCGGGTGGGCTGTTCGTCGTTGCCGCGTATTTCTTTTATAAACGATCTGAAAAGCTCAACGCTCTACGCGAGACAGAACACAAGGAACACATTATTGCATTGAAAGAGGAACTGATCCGAGAGCGGAAAATTGATAAGAAATTGGAGGGGGTAGACGAATAATGGCTCAAGCAGGTCTTACAGTTAAAGTTACGGGATTGACTGCGTCGATTAACGCAATGTCTAAGCTCGCAGACGGTCGAGCCGTCGATAGGCGGGTAAATGCGGCGATGAAAAAAGCGGCTGCGCCTATGCTTGAATTTGCGAAGAGCAAAGTTCCTGTGGACCAGGGAGATTTGAAGAGGTCGCTGATTATCAATTCGAAGAAATTGAAAAACGGGAATCGATCCGTTCGGGTGGGTCCTGAAGCCGCAGCGATCATAAGAACGTCAGGGAATAGCAGTTTCAATGTCGGTCGAGATGTGAAATGGCCTGCTCGATACGGTCATCTTGTCGAGTTTGGCCACACGGCCTTTGGTAAGTTTTGGGTCAGGCGTCAGCCATTTATGCGGCCGGCCGTCGCTCGTTTCGGTGGATCTGTTTTCGCTGAGACTTTCCGAACCGAACTTGATAAATCATATCGGAGGCTGGCGAAAAAAATCAATAAATCAAAATAATGCTTTCCGATCTTAGAACATATATTTTAGCGGATACGACAATCAGCGGATTGATTGGAGCTCGATTCCATTACGAGCGGGTTCCGCAAAATTCCGCATTCCCGAATTGCCAATACTCGATCATAGACGAGCGAGTGACCAATACTCACGGAGCGGATACATCTAGGCTGAGCGAAGATATTATCCAGATCGACGTTTATGCCAAAACCGGATCTGAGAGCCTGGATGTAAAGGACGCGATCAAGGACCGACTAGACAGCAAGGCATTTACAGAGGGATCGACCAGGTTCGGCTTCGTCCAATGGGATTCCAACTTTTCCGGATACGAGCCAGACGTAGAGATTTTCACTCAAACAATCACGCTTAAAATCCGCTGGTCGGCGGTATAAGCTTTCTCAAGATCAACAATAATTAAAAAATAAATACAATGTCAGAAAAATACTCAGCAAAAGGCGCCATAATTTCCGTAGGCGGCACAGCAATCGATGGAGTTCAATCGCTTTCGATTCCATCTGATTCCGTCGATTTGATCGACGTTAGCTCTCACAGCTCCGCAAATGCTCGAAGGGAATTTGTTTCGGGCATGATCGATTCGGATGATTTGAGTATCACTCTGATCTACGATTCCGCAGATGCCGTCCATGAAACGCTAAGAACCGCGCCAGGCGGCGCCGCTTTGTCGTTTGTCATCACGTTGGCGGGTGGCCTATCAAACGACATCCACACTTTCAGCGCGTTGGTAACTGGCTTCGCGATCGATCTAGCATACGACGGGGCAGAAACTGCTACGGTCACGATCAAACGCACAGGCGCTGACACAGTAACATCAACTCCATAATCAGTAAAATTCTAAAAACGTAACCCCAACCACAGACAAAAATGGAAGAAAGAAAAATAGAAATCACACTCGGGGGGCAGACCTTCGAAATATACGCAGGAAACGCCGCTCTTCGGAGATACCGGAAAGCGGGGGGATCGATGAAGGACATCGAGGGAATCGATACGGAGGGAGACAATACAGTAGATTCGATGATGGATGCGCTGGACAGTCTCGCCATTTTGATTCACTCGAATCTGGTTGCCGGAAACGGGATGACGATCGAGGACGTTATAAACGGATTCGAATCGATGAAGGGCCTTTTCGATGCCGCAGAAGAAATCTTTACCGGTGTCCCGTGGTTGGGAAACGGCGCAGCGGCTGGGAAAGATCCGAAATAGAAAATTGGGCTTTTTCAGTCGTTGCTTTAAGATGGACGCGCGACGAGTACTGGCTAGCAAGCAGGGCTGAGTTTACGGAATGCAAAAAAATGTGGATGCGTATGCAAGGAATAGATACAGGTCCAGAAGATCCGACAGACGAACAAACCGAGGCGTTGAGCAATCAGCTCAGCGCTCGATTTGGGGGAACAGTTGAGAAGAAGAAAAAATAATGGCTAAAGTTGGGAGTATGTTTTTTGACGTTCAGGCGAACGTCTTCAAATTCACCGGTCCGATTAAGCGGGCAAAGAAGCAGCTTTCGCTTTTCGGTCGGGTCTCGCTTGCGACGAACAAGGGATTCAAGCGATTGAATTCCAGCTTCGGCACGTTCGCCCTAAAAGCCGCTGCCGTTGCCCTTGCTCTTCGTACGGCTAGCATCGCTCTAAAGGGCGCTGTCTCGCCTGCCGCCGATCTTGAGGAAAGCCTGAACCGCGTTAGCGGAGTTATGGGCAACCTTCCGACAGGCGCCTTTGACGCCATCAAGGAAAAGGCTCGCGAACTTGGTCGAACTACGGAGTTTACAGCAGGCCAAGCGGCAGACGGTTTTCGGCTTCTGGCGATGGCTGGACTTGACGCAACCGAGGCTCTGCAAGCGATTAAACCCGCGTTGAATCTTGCGTCAGCGGGCGGGATCGAGCTTTCGGAATCGGCCGACCAAGTGACTAACATCATGGGCCAGATGGGGATCGCTTTCAGCGAGACAGAAAGGGCGGTTGATGTACTTGCTAAAACCGCATCTTCTTCGAACACGACCGTGACGGAAATGGCGGAGGCGTTCAAATTCGCTGGTCCGACAGCTCGCGCTTTGGGTGTAGAGATTGAGGAGGTTGCGGCAGTCATTGGAACACTCGCAAACTCAGGGCTCAAGGCGGGAATCGGTACTCGCGCGCTTTCGACTGCGTTGGCAGGGCTGGCTTCACCGGAGACTGGAAGGAAGCTGAAAGAGCAACTCGATATCGCCGCATTCACCGACGAGGGAAAATTCATCGGTATCATCGATTTGATAGACGAGATGAACAAAGCGTTTGTTGGACTGACTGACCAAACGCGCCTTTCGGTAATCTCTGACGTTTTCGGAAAAAACGCGCTCCAAGAAATGGACGTGTTGCTCAATGCTGGCGTAGGCTCGTTGCGTGAGTTCGAGACCTCTCTTAAAAATGCAGGCGGCGCGGCTCAGACGATGGCCGATGCCAATCTCAAGGGGCTTAATGGTCAGATTAAAAAGATGAAATCCGCGTTTCAAGACGTGTTGATTTCGCTGGGCGATGCCGGGCTTTTAAAGTTATTGACCGAAACATCTAAGCGATTTACCGACCTTTTTTCTACGCTCTCGGAGTCTCGGGTTGTTTTCGAGTTTTTCGAAGCCTCAGTTAGAAATCTGAAAATCGCTATGGAATCAATGGAGTTTGTGGTTAAGACCTTCATCATTGGCTGGAAAGCGATCGGGGAAGCGATCAGTTTTGTATTTACCAAATCCCTCGATTTGGTGGATTTTTGGCAGAACGTTTTTATTGGAACGCTTAGAAAAGTTACGAAGGCGATGGAAAACACGTTTCTTTTCGTTTCGAAAATAATCCAGGATTCGCTTACCCTAATTTTGAATTCTCTGGTTTTTACCGTTGAAATGTTTGGCAAGCTGGATGGCTTGCCTGGCGTTAAAATCGACGTAAGCGGCGCGCTTGAATCACTGGAAAATTTGAGAGCGAAGATGCTCGAAGCGGGGAAGTTTATAAACAAGGGCATTTCTGCCACGTTTGACATAGTTCCTCCCTCAGTTCCGTCGATTCGCGAAATCGCGGATGACTTCGTTTCTGTTTTTATTCGATTCATCAAAAGTCAGAAGTCAAAAATGGATGATGCATGGGCGACGCTGACGGAGCCGCTAAAGGAAAAAATGATCCTATCGGCAGGCGAGGCGTTCGAGTTCGTGAAAGAGCAAGTTGAAGCGTTTTCGAAGTCCCCAGAAGTTGAAGAGTTGGGCAATAAGGCCAAACAGTTCTCGAAGGACTGGGTTAAGTTTGGAGTGACGATGCAGGATACGATCGTTAATGCCGCTATCGAGTTCAAATCATTCGGTGATTTGGTTGGCGATATACTCAACAAGATACGGGAAAACATGATTAAATCCTTTCTGCTCGGGAAAATAGACGTCGCAGGAAACCGAAGCGGCGGATTGCTAGAGAATCTATTCAGCACTTCCGTTGGCGGCGGAATCGGCAAATTCTTCGGAGGTCTCTTTAAAGCAAAGGGCGGCCCAGTTTCGAAAGGCGGTCTTCATGTCGTCGGCGAAGAAGGTCCTGAATTATTCACTCCGTCTCAAAATGGTTCGATAATCCCGAATAACAAACTAGGGAATTTGACTCCTGGCAAAAACGGAATCGGCGGGGAAGCAAAAACGATCCAAGTGACTAACAATTTTGAAATACGCGGAAGCGATCAGGAGGTCCAGCGCATGATCGCTCAATCGGTCAAGATGTCTGTATCTCTCGCGATTTCCGAAAACCAGAACTTAAAACAGAGAGGATTTATCCGATAATGGCTTACCCAGCATATCCATCAACTCAGTCCTTCCCGCTCACCTTTCCGGTCAATCCTAAATTCAAGAGGTTTCAGATTCGGGAAATATGGACAACGCCTGCGAGTCAATCGCCATTCACTGGAGATGTTCAGATTTTTAAATATACGGGCTCAAACAAAATCGAGTGGGAGGCTGAGATCCCGCCGATGAAAGACGGAGACGCGAACATTGATATTTGGATACGGTTTTTAATGCAGCTTCAAGGAGCGTTTGGGACCTTTACGCTCAACATTCAAAACCATACGGCGATTGATTATGTTTCTGGATATACCTCAGGTCTTCCCACTGTCTGGCGATCGAGAGACAACTCCCACGGCTGGGGATTTAATGAGCAACGACTCATGGACGGCATAACGATAAGGGCACGCGAAGCATGAGCAGGAATCTTACAGCAGCAATGGTTACGGCACTTTCAAGCAATACCGTACAACCAGTCTTTTTTGCAAAATTCGAGTTTCCTTCAGATGATCCGACTAGCCACGTCTTTTTATGGACAGGCAAGGGGGATAAAACATGGAACGGTGACACGTATTCTGGATTAGGCGATTTGGGGAATCTTTCGTTCCCACAGGAAAACAGCCAGGGGGCGACCGGCGGGGTCGTTTTTGGAATCAATGGAATACCGTCGAACAATACGAGCCTCGCGCTCACCGAAAATTATCAGAATTTTCCCTGCTATGTTTGGCTTGGAGCTCTTGATGACTCGGGTTCGATAATCGCCGATCCCTATCTCATGTTTTCGGGATTGATGGATGTCATGGAGATGACCGATGACGGCTCATCAGCGGAGATCACCTTAAAAGCAGAGGGTTTTGCTTATGGCGTAGGTCCTAGCAATGCCCGATACACTGACGAGGATCAGCAGCGAGAGTTTCCAGGCGATACGGGCCTTGAGTTCGTCGCGGGGCTGCAATCGAAAGAAGTTTTTTGGGGTATTAAAGCTCCATCCTCAAGATTTGCTCTCCCTCCGAATACAAGTCCAGGAGGAAACTTTGACGACCTCGGAGATGGTTACGACATACCATGAGCAGGGAGGAAAAAGCGAAAGAAGCGATTGAGCAAATCAAGTCCGGTCGATTTAATTGGGCGAATTGGAATTGCGCTATTGCAGCGGCTCAAGTCGCGAAATCGTATTGCGGGATCGATTACTCGGAAAAGTATTTTTCGAAATGCAAGGGGATGCTTTCAGCGCTTCGGATCGTCAAAAAAGCCGGGGGTCTGGGTAGGCTGATTGAGGAAACCGATTTGGTAGAGATACCGCATGAGCAATCGCAAATCGGAGATTTTGCGCTGGGAGAAATCAATTTGATGAAAAGGTCGATTCCACACAGGCAAAGTCTGGGAATCGTTTGCGATAATGGCACCGCAATTTTTCCTTCGATGAATGGTTATTTCCGGTTGGATTTAGAAAATTGCATAAAAATCTGGGAGGTCAAAACACATGAGTAAAATCAACATTGGGGCGTGGGTGGTAGGTCTATTCACAGGGGCGACTGGCGTTTTAGTCGGCGCGGCAAACGTGGTTGCGACGATTATCAACGTCGTGGCGATTGTCGGCTTAAATTTGGCATTAGCTCCACGGAATAAATTCGGGAGATCATCGAGCGCAAAACGTGAATTGGCTGGTCGAACGTTGAACTCGCGCGGTCCAATTGAGTCGAGGCAATACATTTACGGAGAGGTCAAAGTTGGTGGTCAAATCGTTTTTATGGAGACGACCGGCAAGGACGTTGGCACCGATAACAAATACCTCCATATCGTAATTGTGCACTCATCTCATGAGGTCGAGGAGATTGGGGATTTGTATCTCGGGGATGAGAAGGTGGATTTAGAGCCTTTTGTCTCTGAAGGAACGGTTAGAGATCCGATCTCGTCGAGCAAATACTTTACATATTTGAAGGTTTACGATCACTACGGCGCTGACGATCAAACATACAACACAGCATTGGCGAGCTTTAGCTCGAAATGGAATACCGACCATCATCTCAAAGGGATGGCTTACACTTATTTGAGATTTGAGCTGGATGTCGAGAACAACGTTTTCCCATCTGGCGTACCTACTATTTCTAGGGTTATTAAGGGCAAAAAAATCTATGATCCGAGACCGATAACCATTACGGGCGCGACTCAAGCAGATCCGGTTGTTGTAACCGCAGTGGGCCACGGAATGACCAGTGGCGACCTGGCAATCCATGATTCGGTTGTAGGTATGACCGAACTCAATGGAACGACGTATTCCGTAACTCGATTGACTGACGACACCTACGAGGTTGACGGGCTCGATGGGACGGGTTTCACGGCCTACTCTTCAGCCGGAAATTTGCGGAAAACCTCCTACTCGAATAACGCTGCTTTATGCTCTGGGGATTACATCATTTCTGAAAATGGCTACGGTCGTCAAGGCGCTGTCTTGGCCGACATCAGCGTCCCCGAATGGATTGCGGCTGCCGATGTATGCGATGATCCAATTACGCTCAATACGCGTCCTTGGGAGACGGGGAAATGGTTACGCCCTGGGGTGACTCGGACTTCGGATACGGCTCCCGTAAATCTCTACACGTCGATTTTGGGCGGCGGTCCAACTGGATCAACCGCTCCGACGGGAACAGGAACGGGAATCGACGATGGCGGCGTACTGTGGGATTACGTTTCAGAATTTCCGCCTGACGAATTGCGGTACACACTCAACGGAGCAATCCAATCTGACGAAGATCCGATTGCCATTACTCAAAAGATGCGAACCGCATTTGCAGGATTTATTGAATATATCGGCGGGAAATGGATCATTCACGCGGGGGAATATCGGACTCCTACCGTGTCTCTGGACTCGACCAACCTGGCGGGCTCCGTTAGTGGCGCGACTAAGGACGACCGGAGGGCATCCATCAATCGAATCAAAGGAGTTTTCGCGAATCGCTTGGATGGTTTTAATGTGGTAGAGTTTCCGGCTGTCGTAAATGCGACATACTTGGCGGAGGATAATAACGTCAAAACCTGGCGGGATCTGGATTTGAGATTTACAACCAGCGAGGCGACTGCTCAGCGATTGGCCAAGATCGAGCTAGAAAAGGCCCGTCAGCAGATTACCCACACAGCTCAATTCAGTCTTGCTGCAATGGAGCTTCAGGCGGGCGATGTTTTCAACTTTACGTTTTCGAAATATGGATATTCGTCAAAGCCGTTTATGATTTTGACCCATCGGCTGATGATGACAACCGATGGAGCGCTGGTTGTCGAAATGAATTTCCGCGAAACGGCGTCCACTATTTACGATTGGAACAACGGCGAGGAAACGATTGTTGATCCTGCTCCGAATACAAATCTGCCCAATCCGTTTACGGTATCGGCTCCGGCCATCGGAACTCTAGCCTCTGGGACTGCTCAACTGATAATTGGCGGCGATGGATCAATCATCAGCCGAATTTACGTTCCGTTCATTTTCGGAACGGAGGGCCATGTTCTCGGCCATGAAATGCAATGGATAGTTTCAACTGATTCCTTCAGTGATCCGACTGAGGTCAATTCGATCTATCTGCCAGGCCCAAGCGCGGCTCACTACATATCAGGAGTAGATGACGCGCTTTCCTACATTGTCCGAGTTCGGGCTGTCACAGGGATCGCTAAGAGCGAATGGAGCACATCTCCGACTCATGATGTGGTAGGAAAGGAATCGGACCCAGATCAGCCAACGGGATTATCAGCGGTTGCGAAGGTCAACGCGGTTGAGTTGACCGTAGATGCGGCGACCGAACCGGATTTCCGCTTGTGGAAGGTTTACAAAAGCACAAGCAACACGCAGCCAGGTGCGCACGATTACACGACACGTGACGTTGTTTTCACGACTCCGGCAGAGCTGGTCGCCGGAACTCAGTACTATTTCTGGTACGAGGCTTTAGACACGACCGGGCATTCGTCACCAGCGACTGCCAGCGTGAGTGCAACGCCGACCGCGCTTCCTGATTCGGGCATTCTGGACATCGGCGCAGAAAAGATTTTGGCGGGAACGATAACCAACAAGATTTTAGAAATAGAGGGTCCAACTTCTGGAGCGGCTGGGGGAATTATTCGATCGAAAAACTACGATGAAAACGTCGATGGTTGGAAGATCGAGTCGGACGGGTCGGTTGAATTTAACAACGGGACGTTCCGAGGGGATTTGG